GTAACAGGAACAGCAACTGCTGCATATCACACACCAGGAACACCATTAGTAGGTGCAAACCAGATCTTGGCAAATGAAAAGATTATTTCTATTGATGATCTACTTATTTCACAAGCATTTGTAAGCAATCTGGATGAGCTTAAGAATCATTATGACGTAAGGGCAACTTACGCTGATGAATTAGGTAAGGCCCTGGCTAGAAAATACGATGAAAACGTCGCAAAGGTCATAGCAAATGCCTCAAGAGCATCTACAACATTAACAGGTGGTAATGGTGGATTAGTTTCTACTCTTGCTTCTGGTAATACATCTTCAGCAAACGTATCAGGTGATGAGTTAGCAGCAGCTATCTACGACATTGCACAGGCATTTGACGAGCGCGATATCCCACCTACAGATCGCTACTGCGTATTGCCTCCTGCCGAATATTATAAATTGGCCGAAAGTGCAACCAGGACAGTGGATGTGGACTTCAACCCTGGTGGTAATGGTTCATTTGCTTCTGGTCGTGTACAACAGATTGCTGGTATTCCAGTAATGATGAGTAACAACGTACCTCAATCAAATGTAAGCAGCAATCCAAGCGGTGCAAACAACGCTTATAACGGTGACGATAGTAAAACTATTGGTCTTGTCTTCCATAAATCAGCAGTTGGTACTGTGAAACTTATGGATATGACAACTGAGATCTCTGGTTCTGACTATGGGATAATGTATCAAGGGACACTTATGGTTGCAAAATATGCTCTAGGGCATGGTATCCTAAGACCTGAGTGTGCAGCAACAATCAAGTTATCTGCTTCTTAATTCACATACAGGGTACTCAGCAATGGGTACTCTTTTTTTTACTACTTGGAGATTATTATGGCTTACGGAAAGATGAAGAAGAAAAAGAAAAAGATGAAAGGAAGAGACTCACTAAAAATTAAATACTAATTATGTCTGTAGCTGCAACCACTGAACTGGAAAGCATCAACATTATGTTGGCTGCTATAGGAGAAGCTCCTATCAACAGTCTTACAGGTACACTTCCTGTTGATGCTCGTCTGGCACAATCAACTCTTACTGAAGTTAACAAAGAAGTTCAATCAGAAGGTTGGTCTTTTAATACGGAAATAGATGTCACTCTTACAAGAGATGGATCAAATCAGATTGCCTTATCTGCTGATACTTTAAGAATAGATCCTAATATTCATCAACACCCTACGATTGATGCGATACAACGTGGGTTGAAGCTATATGACAGGTTAAATAATAAGTTTGAATTTGATGAAGATCTAATCTGCACTGTGGTCTATTTTAGAACCTTTATTGAAATACCAGAACCCGCCAGGAGGTATATAACTATTAAAGCTGCTCGTATCTTTGTTGATAGGTTAGTCAGTGACGATGGACTACGAACATATACACAACAGGACGAAGTAAGAGCTAGAGCTATACTGATGGAAACAGACTTAGCAAATGGAGATCATAACCTTCTAAGAGGAGATCCTTCATTAACAAGTGTCTTTGATACTTACAGCCCTGCAAACGCATTAATTAGATAAATATGGCACTTATATCTAAAGCAATTCCAACGTTATTAAGAGGGATCTCACAAGCGGCTGATAGCACTAAACAAGCAGATCACGCTGATATACAAGATAATGCTGATGGTAACCCTGTTACAGGTCTTACAAAACGTTCTGGCCTGCAATATATAACTAATCTCAGCACTTCAACTTTAGGTAATGTTCATATACAGACTATTAATAGAGATTCAAATGAAAGGTATGTAGCAATATTTAGTAATGGTAATGTAAAAGTTTATGAACTTGATGGAACAGAAAAGACTGTACATAAACCTCATGGAACAACATATCTAAATACTTCTAATCCTAGAAGTGTTATAAAAACTGTTAGTGTTGCTGATTTTACTATCGTTGTAAATACAAGTATTACAGCAGCAATGGATACTCCTTTAACTACTGGCCCTATATACTTTGATGGCTCATCTAATATCGGTATTACTAAACAGGCAATAGTTTTTGTTAATCAGGTGTCAGCCGAAACAGACTATACATTAATTGTTGATGGTCGTAAAGTTATTGTTGACAGTAGCACAAGTAATTTAAATACTGATAATATTGCAGACAAACTAGAATTTGGCCTTACTGACCCTGCAACAACAAATGGTACTTTTACACAAGGTATTGTAACAGGAACCCCTTTAACACAAGGTACGGCTGGTAATACTTTTAATATTTCACGAAATGGATCAGTAATAAGAATATTTAAAAATAATAATTCAGATTTTGATATTAAAGTTAGTGATTCTCAAGGTAATTCTCAACTAACCTTAGTAAAAGATACTATACAAAGATTTACTGATCTTCCTACAGTTGCACCCAATGGTTATGTAGTAGAAGTTAAGGGAGATGATCAAAGTAACTTTGATAATTATTACGTAAAATTTGTTACTAATAACACTACAGCAGACGGAACATTAGAAGAAGGACAGTGGGAAGAAACCGCAAAGCTAGGAATAGAAAAAAGATTTAATTACGACACAGTGCCCCATGCTTTAATAAGACAGGCAAATGGTGATTTTAGGTTTAATAGATTAGATGGTGGCAGTTATATAGCAAGTGGACAATTTTTTACTATACCTAAATGGGGAGATAGAACTGTAGGTGATTTAGATTCTGCACCTAACCCTTCTTTTATTGGTAGTACTATCAATAATGTTTTCTTCTTTAGAAATAGACTAGGTTTTTTAAGTAATGATAATGTTATTTTATCAAGAGCAGCAGAATTCTTTAATTTCTTTCCAGAGACTGTTTTATCTGTTATTGATAGTGAACCTATAGATGTAGCAGCTTCACATACTAAAGTAGCTATTCTTAGAAGTGCTGTCACAGTAGAACAGGAACTAATATTATTTTCTGATCAGACACAATTTGTTCTTACTTCTTCAACAGATAATTTAACACCCAAAACAGCTAACGTTGTAGTCGTAACTGAATTTGAATCTGATGATGATGCACAACCTGTAGGTGCTGGTAGTAGTATTTATTATTTATCTAAAAGAGGGTCTTTTGCTAACGTTAGAGAATATGTATATCAAAGAGATCTTGTTATTAGAGAATCTAGTAATATCACTGTTCATGTACCAAAACTGATACCAAGTAATATATTTAAATTTGCAGTCTCTACGAGTGCAGATGTCTTGGTTTGTCTTGGTACTGATGAGCCTAATAAGCTATACATAAACAGATGGATATATGGTCAGCAGTATCAGAAGATATTAAACAGTTGGTCTACCTTTACTATCAATGAAAATAGATCTATTAAGAATATTGATTTTATTGGAAGTGATTTGTTTTTAGTTATAGAAGAAGCAAATGGCATAACATTAGAAAAAATACCTTTTGAGAATCAATTTACGGAAGCTCATGCTACCTTTGAATATCGTCTAGATCATAAAGTTACAGAAGCTACTACTGGTGTTTCTGTTAATTACAATGCCTCTACTCATATTTCTACATTTACTGTGCCATATAGATTAAGAGCTAATATGAATATAGTTGGTAGATTTTTAGGTAGTGGAGAAACAAGTACCTTTGTAAATGCACAAGGAACAACAACTACATTAAAACCAGGGCAAATTATATCAACAACTAATAGTACAGATGGATCAACTTCTACTATTACAGCAACAGGAGATTTTAGGAATAGTAAATTTATTATTGGTGAACCATACGAAATGCATTACAGGTTTAGTCAACAGAGATTAACTGCTGGTAGTGGAGGACAGGCAGGTGGTGAGTTTCTTTCTGGTCGATTACAACTGCATCATTTCTATATTAAGTTTGAAGATACAGGTTTCTTTAAAGTAGAAGTTACACCAGACTTTAGAGATACTTCTACTCATAATTTTACTGGTGTATTGCTAGGCACAGGTAGTAGCACTATTGGAACGGTAAATCTTGAGTCAGGATTATTTAAAGTTCCTGTAATGAGTAGAGCAGATAGAGTTAATATTGATGTAAAAAATAACACATTCTTACCTACAACATTGGCTAGTGCTGAATATGAAGCTATGTTCCATATGAGAAGTAGACGTATTTAATGGGTCATCTAAGAAAGGCTACATTTAAAGATCTTAAATATGTGGCTAAAAATTTAAGAGAGATTGATAAGGTGGAAGCATTTTATCAAACAGGACAAGAACCCCTACAGGCACTACAGTTTACTTATATTTGCAGTAAGGTGAATATGGCAATAGCTGATGATAATGATGCTCCTATAGGTCTTTGTGGGGTAGTTAAAGGTGGTGTTATATGGATGGTTGGAACAGATAGCTTATTTGAAAATAAGAAATATAGAATACAACTAATAAGAAAAGG